CAATGAACCAGCAGTGTGCATCTCCATGTCACCAGACATGCAGTACTCATGGAAAAACTCAAACGCTTCTGAGTTCTGTACTGGATTCCAACCAGTACCAACAACATCTAATACAGAGTTGTCTGAGGTACGAACAAGTGCCTCTTTGTTTTTGATAGGAACACCTGTTGCAGTAACAAGTGGTTGTTTCTCTACTGACCAATCAAGTCCAGCAACTTTTTGGAACTGGTCTGGTGTCAACTCTCGTTCTACCAAAGTACCTAGTCCATGCCAAGGAAGTTCCCCAACATACGCCATTTGCGCTTTTCCGTCAATCATTTCAAGTTCATGTGCCATTATATATCTCTCCTAGAGTGTTGTTTTTCAATCTTACCTATACAGTATACGTTGTTTTCATAACAAAGTCAAGAGGTTTTTGAAACTTTTTTGACTTTTTTTCATATTTCTGTGGTTGGTTTCTCATCATTACTTATACAGTATACCTGTTCTTAGAACAAATGTCAAGAGGTTTTTACCAGTTTTTTATGTTTCCGGCAATAATAACAAAACAAGTTATGAAGTTAACAACTACAATGATTGTTCTTATCATAGCAATCTTGTCAGCTTCACAATCATTATCACCCTCTTTTTCACCTATAGCTTTAGCCCATAGTCGCCATGCTTTTTTCATAGAATATACTCTTATGTAACTAAGTGACTAAAGTTCTTCTCTTTCTTGAACTGTACAATACTTCTGAACTTGTCAAATAGCATATCTTGTTTGTGGGAAATAACGAACACGTTCTGGTCTGAGAACGTATCTAGGATTTTGAGGAAGTCATCTGTACCAGAACCATCCAAAGAAGAATCAAAGATTTCATCAAGGATTAGTAGATTGGTATTAGTAGAGTTCTTCATCTTTGCAATTGCACGCCATGTAAATAGGAGTGCAAGGTCGATACGCATCTTCTCACCTTCAGAGAATGATGCATAGGAGAATTCGTCACGAAAGCGTGACTTGATTGTCTCATTAAAGTTTTCGTCCAAGTTAAACTGTACATAAAAATCCATAGAGGAAAGGTATGTATTAACTAACTTGTTCATAATAGGTAGGTACTGTTTTACAATCTTTGTTTTGATACCACTATCTTGTAATAGATTACGAGCAACATCAACGTAGAACTTGTCTTCATTTAACTTAGACTTCTGTTCTTCTATTAGTTTAATCTGGCCTTTTAGTTCTGCAAGTTTTACTTTATCATCATCAGACACAGAACCCTGTGTATAAGTTTCGATATCTTTCTGTAACTTTACATTGAACTTTTCCAACTCACTTATGGAAGAACGAATCTTTGCAATCTCAACATCATGTTTTCTAAACGCTTCTAGATTTTCTCTGATGGTTTCTAGTCTTTCTTGTTCTTCTCGTTCCATTCGTTTGGCGTCTGAGATTGCTCTGTCAAGTTCTCCGACTTTGGTGTTGCGAGTTGCAATCTGCGTCTGCTTTGTAGCATCCGTAATGTCCTGCTCGCATGTCGGACATTCTGCGTTCTCCTCGAAAAAGTTGATTTGCCTTTCATATTCACCTCTTTTGTTCTGTAGGGCTGATTCACTTCTACTTAGTTTACGAATCTTTTCTTCTAACTTAATCTTCTGTTCACTATCATATGACAAAGATACCTTTGCCTTATCTAGTAATACAATAGACTCTTTTTTAGTTTGGATTGATTTCTCATTTCCAGATATCTTAGACTTACTCTCTTCAATGATTGAAGATTTGTTTTCAATAACATCTTCTATAAATCTTTGTTGTAGAGACGCCTTCTCTCTTGTTAAATCAAATTGCGCCTCAGTATTCCGTATATTCTCATTTAGTTCTTTTGTTTGATTCTTTAACAGGAAGTTCATCAAAGAGAAAATCTTAATGTCTAGGATATCCTCAACAACCTCACGGCGTGCCTTAGTAGTAAGTTGCATGAATGGTACAAAAGTAGAAGAACCTAGAATAACAACTTGTGTAAAGGAACGATAGTTCAGTCCCATAATTTGTTGTTCTAGATACTTCTGATAGTCACGAGCGTTCGCATCTTGATTAATCATGTTATCGTTAACATATACTTCAAACTTATTAGGTTTGATACCACGAATAACCTTAACGTCCTTACCGCCCACGTTAAACTCGACCTCAACCACAGACCCACCGTTATTTACAGTGTTCACCAATTGTTTCTTGGATATGTTTCTGAATGGCTTGTTGAACAAACCAAAGCATAATGCATCAAGAATGGTAGACTTTCCAGCACCATTCTCTCCAATAATCAAAGTAGATGAACTTCTGTCCAACTGTATTTCTGTAAAGTTATTCCCTGTCGAAAGAAAATTCTTCCAACGTACAAATTTAAATGTAATCAAAGTTCTAAGTCACTCGCTTCTAAGTATAACGATTTCATCATAGAGGTTAGTCTGTTTTTATCTAACTCTACATCCAATTCATCAATATATCGCTCCAACACCGTCATGGTATCTTCTGCATTTTCAACAATCTCATCAGACACATTAGATGCATCTAATTCACTAAAGTCCTCTACAATCTTCACCTCATGGGCGCCTGATTCGGACAACACTTTGTCAACAAACCTATCGAACTGATAGATATCTTTTTTGTTAACAACGACTATTCTAACATACTTGTCCTTTAATGTCAATACGTTAAAGTCAGAAAAATCTTTTACTGAATCGTCATAGTATACTTTTTCAAATATACTGTATGGATTTACAATACGTTCTAGTTCTCTGGTGTCTGTGTCAAATACATGGAAACCTTTGGGACAGTTATTATCAGCCCAAGTCATTTGATAGGTAGTACCAAGATAGTATACCTGTCCATCATCAGACTTCTTGTGGAAGTGTCCACTGAATACTGTATCGAATTTCTTTAGGAATCCTTTATCATATCCATTTTCAGACTTTACCCCAGCGTGCATTTCGAAACCATTAATCTCCAAGTGTCCCATTGCAACCTGTGCCTTGGTTTCTTGAATATGTTGCATAGTCTCTGCATGGTTCTCTGGGCAAATCCAAGGAATAAAACAAATAGGTGTACCGTCAAAGTCCACTGTAGTTGTTGCTGGATATGTATGGATGTTTGGAAACTTACCGTTAATCAACTCATCTAGTGAGTTCACTTCATTTGTGTTTTTATAGAATGTATCGTGATTACCAACCATCATATGGACAGTAACACCTAAGTCTACAAACTTCTGTAAAAACCTCTCACGAAAGTCTTTAGCAATCTTATAGGAAACAAACTTGCGTCTGTCCATAACATCACCTAAGTGAATAACCGTATCAATACCATTAGATTCTATGTATGGGAAATATACCTCTTCCCAAAACTTATAAAAGTAATCGTTGAATGCTAGGTTATCATTTCGTGCGCCAAAGTGGGTATCAGTTATTAGCGCTATCTTCATTTATCTCTTCACCTTGTTCATCATAAAATTTTTCAAGTCCTTTTGGTTCTTTCTTAACCTTCTTTTTAGGCTTGTACACTGCTTCATCTGGTAAGAAGTTTTTCTGTAGATATTCTACATAACCAGTTGCAGCATCATCGCCGTCCATCATCAAGTCAACATTCATGTTAGAAATGATTTGATGTTTAACGTGTTGCTGTTTCTTCTCTTTAGCAATCCTACGAAGGAATGCATAATAGATGATTTGAGTAAAGTACGCAAAAGGATTCTTTGATTTCTCTGGGTTGAAGTTGCCACAATACTGTAGACAGTTTTCAATACCATCAGAAATCATCTCATCTCTATAAGTATAGTTAATGAAATTTGGTCTATACGATAAGTGATTTGCAATCTTTAGAAAGCATTCACCAATGTAATTAGTAACAGGTGGTTGTGGGTCACCTAGTTCCTCAGCGTCTTTGCATCTATCTTTCCATTCTGCCATGGCGGCAAGAAAGTCTGCATTATTGACGTAGTGAACACCCTTTTGTTTTTTAGCCATTATAACTCCACATATTTGTTGCATATAATTTACAACTATTCATATAGTATACACTTTTACAGAAGAAAGTCAATAGAAAAATAAATTTAAGTTTATTTACTAAAAACTGTTGACAACCCCTTGACACGGTTGTATAATGGGTATGTACCCTTTAGAGAATAATAGATTTAGTGTATAGTTTTAGACATCATAGAATATGTCTCTAGAGCTTCTTCCATCTCTATCTCATCTAATTCATCTTCAGTAGGTTCTCTCCAATGTCCCCAACTATCTTCTTCCTCAGATAACATCCTTAGAACACAAGCTTCATAGAACTTAGATAGTCCAACTGATGCATCTGCTTTAACAATCACACTACTCTTATTAACACTAAACACTTCTTCATCTGCAAAGTGTATCCACCTTCTTAAAGAGATTGATTCTTCAATACCTTCTCTTGTTAACTTTGGTACAGCACTAACCATCAAAGGATTTGTAATTTCAAATGTCCTTGGATGTTCATCCCCTACCAATCTGCATACAATTTCTTCACCACTTGATAACTTTAGAATAATGTTTTCGTCAATCATTTTATTCTTATCCTTGTAATTTCGTAATCGAACTCTTCCTCTGCGTATATATTTATGCGTTCTTGAAAGTGGTTTATGGTAAAGTTTCTTTTTGATTTGTGGGTAAAGTCATCTGCAATATCGTAGAGGGTGGCGGTATCTTTACTTTCACTCTTACGCAATCCTCTGCCAATACTCTGCAAGGTACGGACTCTAGACTTGCTAGGACTTGAGAACACGATGTTGTGAAGGTTACGGATATTGATACCAGTAGAAAAAGTACCATAAGACGCAACAATAATTGCACTCTTTTCTTTTTCAGTAATAGCACGAATGTCTTCCCTTGTGTTCGTATCAGTACCACCGTAGACATAAAACACTTTCCTGTCCGTAGCTTCTGATATCATCTTATGAAGAACATTACCATGTTTCTCTACATACTGGAACAGTACTAGTGTATTACCCTTTAGGTTAAGTGTCAAGTCTTTTATGAATTTATTTCGTTTCTCGTGTGTTACGATGTAATCCATTTCATCTTGATAACTCATTCCCTTAACATTCTTACACTCTTCTTCAGAGTAAGTTAGAACTAAGGATTTGATTTTGAATTCGGCAAGTGTCTTCTCATCAATTAGTTTCTTAGTAGATATGACTTTATTTAGTGTTCCAAACAATCCTTCCAGAACAAGTCTGTGTGTTTGCATACCATCCAAGGTGCCTGTCAATCCAAACCTATACTTACATTGATCTAGTTTAGTTAGGATAGAAGTCAAGGATTTAGACTTAAATAAATGTGCCTCATCTCCAATAACCAATCCAAAACTATCAAAATATGATTTGGGCATCTTGTATAATGATTGCCATGTAGATATTACTACAGGCCTTGAGACTTCCCTGTCATGTCCACTATACACTCTCTGCATGTTGTTTTCAGACCAACCATAATCAACAAAGTCTGAGTACATCTGTTCTACTAGAGATGTAGTAGGAACTAGTATAAGAGTCTTGTCTGTTTCTTTGTCCTTTAAAAGCAACTTATAGTAACGCACAAGAATGTATATTATTAACGATTTCCCAGAAGCAGTAGGGCTAAGAAGCAAGGCACGATGTTTTCTAATAGCAAAATCCACGGCATCAACTTGATAGTCACGAGGTTTAATAGGTTTTCCTCTAGACTCAAGTTTGAGTCCATTGATAAATCCGTTAAGTATTTCTCTGTCGAGTTGTTTTTCATCCTTTAATTCCTCACTAATTTCATAGGGTTCTTCCCAATCTTCTAACCACTTTTGCAGATATGATAACAATCCAAGATACAACTCTCCTGTCTGTGCAGAATACAGTCGTATCTTTCCATCCCAAATGCGATTTCTATATGCAGGCATAAACTTAGCGCCTGGCACTTCAAATGTAAAATGATCTGATAGTGAACGAGCGGTAGAGGGTTCAGTACTTACCTCTAAGTAAACCTCGTTCTTCTTTGTTACCTTAGTCACTTATACAACACCATCCACAAACTTGCGCCACTCAATAGCATTTTTGATTTCCCAATTACGATTGCCGACTTGTTTTAGAATACGTTCACAAGTGTCTTGACATATTTTGTAATATTCTACCTTCTGTTTTGCCTTGATGAGGTCTTCATCAGATTCCAGATAGATAGGTAGGTCTGCTTTTAGAATTTTATGGTCGAATGGGTTGTCACGATACACAGTTGCATCAGCTTTACCACCGTAGTACTCCCACTTCTTTCGATAGAGTACACGATAAGTCCCTTCATTCATAAGAACAAGTTGTCTAAATGTGTTGTAGATAGTTAGGTATTTTTGGTGAAGAGATGCAGCCCTCAGAGATTCATCTCCAAGTTCTATTTTATCTATCTTCAAGTCTTTTTCGGCGGATGCCTGCAATTCATCTAATGTCATAATATTTCCATCTTATAAGGTGTGAACAGGGTCAACGAACTTACTGTTCTATATTTTCTCTCAAATTCAGAGAACCAATTAAGGGTGTCTAAGTCGAATCCCCCTGTTCACTGAGATATTTATAATACTTTTAAACTTTGTTTCCCAAAACTTCTAATGAGTAAAAGTCATAATTCATAGTCATTGTTGCCGATAATCCTGTTGCATCTGTGTCTTTCGTATCAAAGTTCATTCCAGATAAAGATGTAGGATATGCATTTTTAAAGGTAATTCTCACAATAGGATTATTTTTATTAGTCATAATCATAAGTGTTGCGTCACTAGCTAGTGTAGATACTTTATCTGCACCACTGCGTAGTGTTCCAGCATCAGTGATAGCATCTGAATACTGTTTAGTACTTTCTGGGAATCCAATACCTGTCATCCAATCGTGTATCTCACGCCAGTTGTGTAGGTTTTCCTGTACGTTAAATGATATTTCAAGTGGTTCGTAGGTTAAAGTATCTCCCATCATAGGGATTGCGGTAAATCTACTATTCAACACTGCGTCACCAGAAAAGGCGATGCCTGGCAAATTTGCCTCTGTAATAAAATATTCTGTGTTTGGTATTTTAAGCACAGAAAATCTAAACTGAGTTGGACGAGCTAAGTCCAGATTATCTGGTTGTCTGTCTAAAGGATTTGTTTTAATAGCCATCGTCATTTTCCTCTGGTTCTAGTACTCCGTACCAATTCCATCTACCGTCTTCGTTAGAATCCATATTTTCCATATAACTATTTATAAGACAAAAAAAAGGGAGAACCGAAGTTCTCCCCTTAAAGATTGGTTTAATCCAATTCTTATCGTTATTACATGATGTTTGTAACTTGTACTCTTCTGTAATATACGTTGTCGTTTGCAGTCAAAGCACCACCACGAGCAGTCGCACCACCAGCAAATGGGTTTGCAGTCAAGCCGTAGCGAGTCTTGAAACCGATTTTAGGTTGGAAAGTGTTTTCACCAACCGCACGAACCATTTGTAATGGAACATATGGGCAGTAGAAAAGACCTGCATCGTAAGGTGAAGTACCTTTATATCCTACTGTGAAGTACTGTTTAGCATCTCCATTAGCAGCATATGGGTCGATATACACTTTGAAACGTCCGTTAAGAACACCAGCAAATGTAGAACCTGAGTCATCAACATTCAAGTTGTTGTTCAGAGCAGGAGTGTAATCTAATTGTCCAGCCATTTGAAGTGCAGATGCAACATCAGATGAACAGATAATCATGTTACCTTTTCCTCTACGAGTTTGTTGTGCGATAGCGTTTGCTTCACGTTCTACTTGGAACATAAGTCCTTTGAACTTTTCAACACTCCAACGTCCGTTTGAGTCAACGTCCATGTCGAAGATACCAGTAGTAGCAGTATCAGTCTGTGCGCCTGGTTTAGCAGTCACATATACTGTACGAACGATTTCACGGTTGATTTCTGCAAGAATTTCAGCAGATAGAATGTTTGCAAGTTCTGTTTCAGCATCCAAACCGTGGATTGCTTTAAGGTCTTGTGCAAGTTCCATTGTGTATTCTGCTTTAAGAGCACGTGATTTAGCAGTAACAGTTTGCTTTTCGATTGAGAAAGACATCTCAGCGAAAGCGTTGTTAGATGCATCACCTAATGCTTCTGCAGCAGCAGTTGTCATACCAGTACCACCAGTATAAGTACCTGGCGAACCGTCATTCAAGACAGCAGGGTTAGTACCAGCTTGTGTACCAGCACCTGAGAAATCTGAATCTGGTTCAGCATAGTGGTTCTCAGTACCAGTTTGGTTAGTATAACGTGAACGCATTGCGAAGATCAAGCCTGTTGGGCCTGTCATTGGTTGAACGCCAGCAATATCATATGCGATAAGGTTAGGCATAGAACGTCTTACTAATGAGATCATAATTGGATCCCAGTTGTCTACGTTAC